GAGATCCGACTGTCCTTCATGACTGAAGATGAACGGGAGGGTCCCAATGGTGTTCGATTGTGCCGCGTGTATGATGAGATCATTCATAGTCTTATTGTACTCGAGGATGGTGAGTTGTGCCGCAAGCACACTGGCAACCCGAGTGGGTCGCCGAACACGATCGTCGACAACACGATGATCCTGTTCCGCCTTTTGTCTTATGCATTCATCGTTCTCGGCAAGGAGCAGGGGCTCGCCCCCACTTATGCTGATTTCATGCTCCACGTCGAAGCTGCGCTCTGTGGCGACGACAACACCTTTACGGTGTCAGATGAGGTGGTGGGGTGGTTCAACCCCATTTCCATTGCGCGTGTTTGGACCGCAATCGGCGTCACAACCAAGACGCCGTGCGAGAATCCACGCCCCCTGTCGGAGGTTCACTACCTCTCGAACGGGTTCGTCTGGGACAAAGAACTCAACATTTGGCTCCCGCGCCCCGAGACTGATCGCGTTCTTGGCAGTCTGATGTTTGGTGCTGATGTGGACGACGTCCGCTGGCACTACTTGCGCGCAAGCGCATTGCGTTTGGACAGCTGGGGAAACGCCGAGGCTCGCAAGATTCTCGCTGGTTACCTAGCATATCTGGACAAGCATCACGCCCATGAGCTTCACGGCCATGTTGAGCGCCCTGGTGTTTCAAGTGCGGAAAAGAATCTGATCAGCATGGACACCATCCGTACTGCTTGGAAATCTGACGCATGGATCAAGGCCCTTTACTCAGGGCTGGAAAGCAGTACGCGGCCGCTTGAGGAGACTGCTTTAATGAATTGTCTGTACGATTCACTTGTATCCGAACCATCCTTCATCATCCTGCATTCGCTGCCCGGACATCCATCCGCTGCTAGCGTTTGCCCACCTTTCGAATCTCCTTTCGACAACTCTTCTGAACTTACTCCCTGCTTCACCATGGGCAAGGCCACGGAGAAGAAGATCAAGAAGAAGATCAAGAAGATCGCCAAGAAGGCGGCACGAGTTGCTTCTGCAAAGAAGAAAGTCGTCGTCGTCGGACGCGGTGATTACCGCCCCTCTGC